CCGTAAGAGCTGTTAGAACGGCGGATACGCCACACATGGCCTCCACCATAGCCAACGTATTGGCCAGGCCGGAAGGCAGATTTCTCGATGTTGAGCAGGTTCTTCATGGTCACAGACTCCTAGAGTTGGTTGGTTAAACGCGGATGTCACGCACCGCACGATGGCGGTAGGTCAGGCGATCAGCTACAGACTGCACGCCCCTGTAGAACGAGATGATGTCAGCGTACACATCGTCACGCTGAGCAATAAGACGCTGGAAAGCATCACTAGCATCTGATGGCATCCAGCGCAGCGCATAGGCGCCGTTGTCACGATAGAGCCGCCGTGCGGCTAGGTACTGAGTGCGGTTCATGGTCACAGACTCTCTCCTGGTGGATGTTGCACCGCAGCATGATTGCTGGGTGTAGAAGATTATAGGGATAGAAGAACGATGCGTGTCAAGCACTTTTTTGCAAAGTCTATGGTCTATCTTCTATATAATTAAGTAATAAGACACTAGTCGCTTATGACCTACGCATTGTGTGTGTGTATAAGTAAGCAGACTATCGGTACTCGGTAAGCGATAGGGGCTACCACTATCGGCTCGCCCGAATCGATAGTCTGGGGCTATGGGCCTGGGGCCTGACCCTTCCCCCTAGGCGCGGGGAGTGGACGCAAGACGCAAGGCGCAAGCATGGGCTCGGGACGGGGCGCGACCACTGCGCGGCTGTTGCGACAACCCAGAGTGTGGTGACAGAGATGGGTCGGAGGGTCGGGTTTGGCGTGACCCCAACTCTTCTCCTCCCCAAAAAAAAGTACACTTTTGGTGCCGGTAGGGCATTGCCGGTGTCTCTCCTTGATAGAGATTGGGGCTACCTTGCGTAGCCCTTTTTTTATGTGTAGGATGGTGTTACTTGTAGAGAGATAGAGATGACGATACAGGCGATAGAGTTGAGCAAGGGTGTTGATCTTCCGAAGCCTCGGGTGGTGTTTGCGTACCCGTATGGGGAGATGGAGGTGGGGGATTCGTTTGTGGTGCCTGCTGAGTACAGGGCCAAGGTGCTCAACGCGAACTATCGGGCTGGCAAGAGGTTGGGTCGGAAGTTTGTGGCCAGGTCAGAGGGTAATAGTTTGAGGGTCTGGAGGGTCTTATGAAGACAGACAGGCTGTGGATGGAAGAGGATGAGTTGAGGGCTGAGCTGGAGGTAATGGATGCTCGGTTGTTCTTGGCTGGTATTGCTTTTCAGTCTTTGCTGGACAGGTTGGAGGAGGCTGCGCGGGAGGGGTATGTCGCCGGATATTCGGATGCGGTTGTACGAATCTCGGGAGTTGTTCCGGCGAGAGATCAGGGCTGCGTTGTCATGCACTAGGAAGTCGCAGAAGATTAAGTTGGTCAAGAGATGGCAGGAGCAATACCCGCCGATATTGTGGGAACAGTTGTTGTCGGTAGCCAGGAAGCCGGAAGTGGCGAAGAAGATTGCTGACTGGTATTTAGAGAAACCCAATACATGAATTTCAATCTGGCCCAGTTTTACAAGTTTTGCTCTGAACTCAAGATTGAGACTAAAGAGCAGGGCTTACGCAAGATGGATAACTTGCTGGGCACGCAGACGTATGTGATGGACGAGATAGCGCGTGGGCTGGCGCAGGATGTTCATTTCTTTGTGATCTTGAAGGGTCGTCAGTTGGGGATTACGACGATCTCGTTGGCGCTGGACTTGTACTGGCATTTCACGCACCCTGGTTTGCAGGGGACGCTCACGACGGATACGGAGGAAAACCGTGACATGTTCCGCAGCACCTTGTCCATGTATATGGACGGTTTGCCTAAGGAGTACAGGATTCCCGCAGTACAGCACAACCGTAACCAACTTTCGCTCAAGAACAGAAGTCGCCTCTTTTATCAAGTTGCGGGGCTTAGGGCCAAGGGCTCTTTGGGTCGCGGCAAGGCCATTACGTACTTGCATGGAACAGAAACCAGTTCTTGGGGAGATGAGGAGGGGCTAGCGTCTTTGCTGGCTTCTTTGGCGGAGACAAATCCTGACCGGCTGTATTTGTTTGAGTCCACGGCTCGTGGCTTCAACATGTTCCACGACATGTACAAGACGGCCAAGTCAGCTAGGACACAGAGGGCTATCTTCTGTGGCTGGTGGCGTAACGAGTTCTACAGCGTGGATGCCAAGAGCAAGATTTACCAGGTGTACTGGGATGGCAAGCTCACGGCAGAAGAGAAGGAGTGGGTCAAGGACATCAAGAAGCTCTACAACGTAGAGATCAACTCCCGGCAGATGGCCTGGTGGCGCTGGAAGATGCACGAGGGCATCAAGGATGAGGCGCTGATGTACCAGGAGTTTCCTCCTACCGAGGACTACGCCTTTGTCATGACCGGCACCAGCTTCTTCTCCACCTCGCGGTGTACAGAAGCAGCCAAGGAATCAAAGCGTCTAACGCCCGACAGCTACCGCTATGCTTTCGGGGCTCTGTTCCAAGACACAGAAGTGCTCAAGAGCACAGAGCGGCTGGGCGTGCTCAGGATATGGGAAGAACCCATAGACAACGCCTACTATGTGATCGGGGCTGACCCAGCATACGGTTCGTCTGACTGGGCTGACAGGTTCTGTATCCAGGTCTACCGCTGCTACGCAGATGGCCTAGACCAAGTGGCTGAGTTTGCAACCTCTGAGCTCAACACCTACCAGTTTGCGTGGGTCATCTCCCACTTGGCTGGTGCCTACAAGAACTCCACGCTTAATCTGGAAGTCAACGGGCCTGGGCAGGCGGTCATCAACGAGATCAGGAATCTCAAGAGAATGGCCGTGAGCATGAACAACGCCACAGGCCGTGGGCTGATGGATGTGCTGGGCAGCATGACCAACTACATCTGGCGTCGCAACGACACGCTCGGTGGTCTGTCCAACTCTATAGGCTACCTGACCACGCACTCCAGCAAGGAGCGCATGCTCAACTACATGAAGGATTACTTTGAGCGCGGGATGATGACCATTCGCAGCATGGATACGCTGGAGGAGATGAAGAGCATTGTGCGCGAGAACGGCACTATCCATGCTCCAGGCCGTGCCAAGGATGACCGTGTGATTGCCTCTGCGCTGGCTGCTGTTGCCTACGCAGAGCAGGTGCAGCCCCGGCTCATTGCCGCACGTATCACGCGCAATGTCTCAGAAGCCCAAGAGCAGATGACGCCCGGTGAGGCACAGGTTGGGCGCAACGTGGCTGACTATCTCAAGAAAATCGGCATCTATGGCAGCGCATGACAACCTGACCATTGTGGCCATCTACGGCCACAACGATGGCAGAAGCGCCATTCCTGCCATGCTCAAGAGCCTAGAAGAACTACCCGGCTCACAAGGGCTGCTGATCTCTCCCAGACGCCCTAAAGACCTTCCCAAGCACATCCGGCACAAGTCCTGCCACAAGATGAGCTACCAGCAGTACTCGCTGTTTGTCATGTACTGCCTGCACCACTACATCAAGACCTCGCACTGTCTCATCGTGCAGGACGACGGATGGGTTCTCAACGGCAAGAACTTCAAGCGCGAGTACTACGACTACGACTACATAGGCGCACCAGCCCACGCAGGCTACAAAGACAAGAACCTGTACTTCTCGTTTAACTGGCTGCATGTGCCAGAAGCTGTGCCGGTGCTCAACGGCGGGTTCTCGCTGCGCTCAAAACGCTTCCTGCGCTGCCTGGGCAGGCGCGGCCTCATGTACGCCTTCTTCACAGCCCAGCCTATGTGCAACGAAGATGTGCAGCTGTGCACCTTCATGCGCAAACCACTGGAAAAGCTAGGCATGCGCTTTGCCCCCGTCAACGTAGCCTTGAACTTCAGCATGGAGTACGCTGGCCCAGGACTGCACGACAAGCTCAAATTCAACAAACTGCTAGGCCATCATGGCCCTAGTCGCAAGCTGCTGCCTAACAATCACATACAAATCACCAAGCCTCTATCAGAAGTGAGTAATTACTATCGTGAGATAGAGTTTCTGGACTGGTTGCAAGACAATGGATACACCGTGGAGTTCACTGAGCCATGCAGCCTGTTCTAACCAAAGTCGAGCTCAAACGCATCATCAAGCGGTTTTTTGCTGACCAAGACCGTGGAATCAGCATCAAACTGTTCTGCGAGCTGTGCGGCATCAGCGAAAAGCACATGCTGGACGTGTTTTTTTACGAGTCGCAGCCGCTAACCGAGTACATCCAGCGCCGGGTGAGCAAGGGCTACCAAGAATGGCGTGCCGGGAACGTGCGGGTGATGAAAAACAGGGACAACACCCGCTTTGTGGAGTACCGCAAGACCCCACAACCGCCCATCTACCGCTCTACCGGCCTAAAAGTGACGCCAGACGGCATCAAAATTCGTGTTGGATTGGTCAACCGGCACGATTACAGTGAACTTGACCTTGACGAAGCACTAAGAGGGTAACTTATGGCTGTTCTACACGACTACTTCTGCTCCGAGCACGGCATTTTTGAGGCTTGGGAGGCAAAATGCCCAATGAAAATCTGCAAAGGCGAGATTTCTAAGGTGTTTTTGCAGCCCGTGGGCCTCAAAAGCGACAAAACCAAGGCCACAGACCGCAATTTGCAGGGTTTGGCCCAAGATTTCGGGATGACCGACATCAAAAGCACCCGAGAGGGCGAACATCAGACCGGATACCTCAAACGCAACAACCAACTCACCGACAAGCAGTTTGAAGAGGCTGGCGAGGCGATGCAGGCAATGGCTCAGCAGCAACCACGTGAAACCAGGCCCGGTGACAGCGTGATTTGGGGTGGAGGTGGCTCCATTTCCATGAACTCCGTCCTCGGAGGCCAGTTCAAATCGGTGGCTGGAGAGCAAGTGAGCATTCACCCCAAGCAAACGGGCAATTTGACGGGGCCACGGGCGGCGAGTTACATTGCCGACCAAGATAACCTTCAAGTTGACAGGTCATGAGAATCCCAACTGAAGCCCTGGAGCGCGAGCAGTTCTACCTAGACCTGATCGAAAAGTGCTCGGTTTCTATGAACCAGCGCAAGGCTGACTACCTTGGGCTTCGCAGTTGGTATCTCTTTGGCAACGGGCTGGACTCTGCGCCAGCCCTGTACAACAAGATTTATCCGCACATCGACCAGCTCACGAGCTTCCTGTACTCGGCTGAGACAACACGCTTTTCTATCGTCACCGGCGCGTCTGTCCCCGACGCCGAGCACTCCAAGATTCCCGTGCTCACCCGCGCACTCAAACGCCGACCAAGTGTTTGCACAGGCCACCTCCTGGGCGCTGTGCTACAACACCACGTTCATCAAGCTGGTGATCAACAAGGGCATCCACCCCTACCTCGTGGAGCCCAACTGCATTGGCGTGCTGCGCGAAGACATCCCCGGTCTGGCCCAGCAAGAAGCTATCGTGCAGGAGTACTACATCACCAAGAGTGAGTTGTACTCTCGTCTGTACAGCCACCCGCACCGCGACGAGATCGTCAAGCGCGTCAATGCAGCAGAACATCAGCGCACCGACAGCCCCGAAGGGGTCGAGCGCATCCTGATGTCGCAGACCAACCCGACGATGTACGGCAACGTCAACCTCGACCTCAGCGGCAACGAGCGTTACAAAGCCCAAGTCTCGGAAGACACGGTTCGCATGATCGAACTCTACGTCTACGACGACGACATCAAGGACTACCAAGTCATCACCAAGGCAGACCCGGATGTCATCATCTATGACCGTCCTGGCGAAACCGTATGGATGAAAGGCGAGCTGCCCTTTATTCAAGTCTGCCCGAATCCGCTGTACGACTATTTCTGGGGTGCCAGCGAAGTCTCGCGCTTGGTCTACCTGCAAGAACTCCGCAACAAGCGCATGGCTGAAATCCTAGACCTGCTGTCCAAGCAAGTCTCGCCGCCTACTGCGCTCATCGGGTT